AGCTTTCCGGAAGCTATTTTTATCTTTATTTTCTTTCCATTGTCGCGCATCTTTTTGACTACACGCTTGACCGCTGCTTTTCTTGCGGCTGATTTTATGGCTGCCTGCTCTTTGACGGCTAACTGCTTCGCTTTGATGCGAGTCTTTTTTACGTTGACTTGCTTGAGCGGCTGTGGAACACCGTCCTCCAGGGCGCATTGGTTGCCGGCAGCGAAACCTCCCGCACCTGTGCCGCACCCTTTGCTACCCTTGCCGCCTTTAGCTGGACGCCTTCCTGCCTTGGGCTGCTTGAGGGCCTTTCGTCCGCCAGTGCGACCTTTTCTTTTGCGTCTCTTGGCACGCTCTTCTATCTCAAGCGATACTCCGGTGAAGAATATTTTTTTCACGATATCCTCACTACTTGTTCATTGTTCGCTGTGGTGTGCCAGGGTGTGGTATTCCGTACATCTCATTCCCCATCATTCGGACTTCACTGCTGTCTATGTGGGCAATCGCTCCAGTTTCAAAAATGTGGCAGACCCAAACCGTGTTCAGGGATGGCCCATAGTCAATCACCAGCACTGCGTGTCCTTCGCCTAGCGGCGTTTTCACCCAGAGCGGAGGATTGAGTTGCAGGATCATGTTGAACTTCTGAGTGACGCTGCCTTCATTTTTGCGATAGCCGCATCGGCGTCGACATCTGACGTACTCTTTTCGTCCTTGGCTTCTTCTTGCTCGCTTCGTTCTTCTTGAGGTTCCTCAACGTCGTCGAACGGATAGAAGAATCCATCATCCCTAACCTCTCCAACGAACATTTCGCACATGCCGTCTTGAGAGTAGATGATGCAGTGAGCTAGGTTCTGCTCTTCTCCCTCGCTTCTCTTGTCTTCTTGGTTCGGTGTAGGCCAGAGCTTGTGCTTGCTGGCAATTCTCTTGTAGTCATCAGCAAGTGATTCTTCATAGAGAATGACAGAAACCTCTTCTTCTCGAAGCTCTTGATCTGGAGCAACCTCGGATCTTTTCTTTGACGATTTTGGGTGGCCGCTTGGCAAAAGGTCGTTGTCTGTTGTGTATTTGCTGTTTTTCGGCGAACCGTTTTTCAGCAGATACAAGTAAGCGTTGACTCGGGCCATCGCCCAAGCTGCTCGGCTGACTCCAGGGCGATGGCTTGTCGAGAAAGCCCCCGATCCTCTTCGGTACACAGCTAACAACTGGCCAGAAGTTGCCTTCGCCCAGATGGGCTTCTTGGCTTTTTTCATTGTGGCGTTATGGTCGGCCACTTTCTTCTTGATAGATGCCTTAACTTTGTCGCTTAATTTGATCTTTCCAGAAGCGTTCTTTGCGCTGCCTTCTTTGTTCTTGCTGCTTCCCTTGATCTGGTCGGACTTTGGAGCTGGCTTGCTTTCAGCTCGGTCTTCGATAGATCGTTTTCCTGCCTTCTCAAGTTCAGCAACTTTTCGTGCGGAGAACTTCGCTCCTGCATCACCGCCCCAAAGAAGCCACGCGACTGCCCCTGGAGTCTCCTTGCCTGCATCCATCCAGCCTGTTTTCTTGTCGCTGGCGTGCCGCTTGAACCAAGCGTTCATCTCTACGACCCAATCACGATTCATTTCTTCGCGTCGGGCAATCTTTTTCGCTCGCTTGACTGTCTCTGGCTTCAGGCCGTCACCGCTTTTGCCTTCTTCGTGCAAACGCAAGCCTCTTTCGGCTGCTGACGCCATGCCGGCAGTTGGCTTCAGGTATACGTCGTCTTCAGCTCGTGTTTCTTGGTCTGGAGCTGATGCAATATCGAGGGCTCGCTTGCTAACGAAACTTTCAGTAGCTTGATAAGCCGGTTTCAGCACTGGGCCGACATCGAATAGACCATCGACTTCGCGGATCTCTCTAACTTGCTTTCCTTCGACAGATCGACTCCAAGTATCGCCCGTTCCATCTTCTTTTACGCGAAACGCGAAGCTCGAACCACGAACATCACCTCTCGATATGGCTTCTACAACCATTTTCTGTGATTCAGGAGCGTCAACTTCGTATCGAAGCCCTCTTTCATCAACTGAGATGCGGAGCGTGCCGGAAGATTCGCGGCCGAGGATGTACATAGGGTCGTGATTGTAGAGTGCGACTACATCTGTGCCTCTTTTCATCACGTTATCGAACGCTCCGGGCAGGATTCTTTCCGTGAATCCGCCAAGATCCTGACTCTCAACAGGCGTATCTTTTTTGTAGAAGAGCGCTGCGTAGCCACGAATTGTGTACTTTTCGTTGCCAGTTTCTTCGCAGATGCACCTTTCGACGACCGATTCGGTCTCGATTAAGCGCCTTTCAACGTCTTTTCGATCCTTGCCGTCCATGTGTTTGTCGCCTCCTCAAAGTTTTTTCCGCTCCTCTTACAGTCGAGCAGCAGTTCTCTTGTCTCATTCATCCAATTTTCAACGAAATCTCCGATGTGTCGGCCAGTAGCCTTAGCCGGGTCGCAGAGTTCGTTTCGCATTTTAACTTCATGTGCTTCGAGCCAAGCTGAGAGCTTTGCTGGCTTGTTTCTTCTTTCAAGAATTCCGTCTGCTTCTGTTGCAGCAAGTTTTCGGAGTGTTTGCCTGAACATAAGCTCTGGAGCTGATCGTTCGTCTTCCGATTTCTCTTCGTTGGACTCAGGTTCGACCTCGGTTGGAACTTCGACCGTCTCTTCTTCTTCGGTAGCTGGAGATTCTGCTTCTGGTTCTTTTGTCTCTTCTTCTTCGCTGTCATCTTGCACGACGAACGATTCGAGAAGCGCCATGTTGACTTGAACGAATCGTTTTTCGCCTTGCTCAATGGGGTTCATTCCTTCGGCTTCGCGTATTTCGTTGATTGAGAGACATCCTAAGTTCCAAAGTTCTCGGTAAAACTGTGCGCGGCCAGCGTTGTCGCCTCGCATAAGTCCTTTTACGTCGAACTCTGCGAAATATTGATCGTCGTCGAGTATTAAGTCTCGCCGGATAGCGCTTTCCCATCGTTTTAGATGGGGCACGAGGCTAAAAGTTACAAAATCCAAGCCTTGTTGCTCGACTGACGAGTAAGAACTCTTAGTCAGGTCGCCGATCATGTAAACAGGGACTCGAAAAGCCCTGGCTATGTCTTCGACTTGATATCTTCTTGTCTCAAGTAATTGGTTTGCCTCGTTTGTTGCACCAAGTTCTTTCACTTGGATGCCATGAGGAAGAACTGCTGTCTTTCCTGTCTGATTTGCACCTTTGTGCATGTCTTCCCAGGATCTTCTGAGTCTCTGGGCCGTCTCGGGTTTGAGTGGCTGGTCGCTTGTAAGCACAACACCAGGTTTTGCGCCGTTTCCAAAGAACGCGCTTGCTTGCAGCTCGGTTGCTCTAGCTAAACCGATCGCATCTTTTGACAGGGTTGTTGGAACATATCCATTCACACCGTCTTGAGTTAGCCATCTCAAGTGAAAAATCTGGTCTTGCCTGAAAGTCTTTGTCGAAGTCTTTCCAGGTTCTTGATAAATGTACCGGAGTCTTCCGTTTTCAAGTCGTTCGACTTTCATGCGGCTTGGGTGGAGCGGGTGTAATTGTGTCACAGCTCCAAGTCGCCCTGGGCGAATCTCTGCATAAGCAGATCCCCAAAGTAAGATGTGGCTTGTCAGCAGCTCTCTGAATTCAAAAGAAGTCATCCAGTCATTTGGCTGCTCTGATAAAATTTTGTGAAGCGGCAAATCTGATGCTACTTGCTTGCCTCCTTCGCTGAGTCTTCTGAAAACCGAAAGAGGCAGAGCTGCTATCGACTCGGATAAGACTCTAACGCAAGCTAGAACCGCGCTTGACTGGAGGGCGGACTCTGGGGAGACGCTCACTCCCGATACTGTTCTTTGTTGTTCTATGATCTCTTCGAAAACTCTTGAGATCCCGCTTCGCATTTCTACGATATCTTCGATGGCCGCTTCTTCTGACACTAGATCACCATTATTTCTGGTTCGGTATAGTCTGTGTTTGACTCGCCGCTAGCGAGTGCGATAGCCATTATTGACGCAACGATCCCGTCGATGCGACCAACATCATGCGAGTGCTTCTTGTATGGTTTGCACAAGCCTTCTTCATTTGTCTTTAGTTGAACATTTGATGCGTGCCAAGCTAATGCTGGGTTCCCGCCGTGTCGTATCTTTTGGCTTGAGACCAAATTCTCAAGCAGTTTGGTTGGTGCATTCATCGGGCCGTATCCTTGGCCGAAAGGATGCACCGAAATCCCTTCAGCCGTTAGCTGAGTCATGAGATGTACGGCGTTCCATCTGTCAACGCAAATTCCTTTGACCCATCTGCTTGCGCAGAAGTTCAAAATCCAGTCACGGACAGCATCGTAGTCGCAAACATCTCCTTCAGTTAGTCTAACAAATCCATCCTTCACCCATTGGGAGTAGGGAACCTTCTCCTTCTCCCTCTGATCCGCATTCTCTTCGGGGATCCAAAACATCACCTCCAGGTCAAAAGTGCCATCGGAATCTGGGGTAACTGCTGCGAAAGCCGTGGTATCAAACGTGCTTCCGAGGTCGAGTCCGCAATATGTCGGTCTGTCGCCTGGTGGTCTAAGCTCGCTGGCACATTTGTCCCAAGATCCGTGCCGCAACCATTTGCTTTCTGATTGCGTCCACTGGTTCAGGTGGAGCCTGCGAAACGTAAGCTCTTTTGCCGCCGAATTCCTTGCCTCATTGGCCATCTTTTCGAAGTAGTCTTTTTTTATCGTAACCTCGAAATTCGGATTCGACTTCTTCCATGTTTTTTCGTCAAAGGGATCTGCTTCAGGTGGCGCTGCGTAGATCATTGGCAGGAACGTGTCGTCTTTTATCACACCGTCACGAACTTTCTCAGCATACTGCCATGTCTGATAGCAAATTGACTGTCTATCGAAACCGGCTGTAGTTACCAAGATGGTTAGTGGCTGCCTTCTAGCGCCTGTCGATGTGACTAAGACATCATGAAGTTCGCGGTCGATAACATGAAATTCATCGAAGAGGATCATCGACGCATTGTAGCCGTGCTTAGATCCGGCCGTGCTAGAAATGACCTTCATTACGGAATTTGTTTGAGGTATCGTTATCGACCTTCTGTAAATCTTGCACATTGAGCTGAGAGTCGGGTTGCCCTCAACCATTTGCTTCGCGGCATCGAACATGATAGACGCTTGCTGCGTGTCACCGGCAACGCAAATTATTTCAGCACCAGGCTCTTGGTCTGCAAACAATCCATAAAGCCCACATGCGGCGGAGAGTTGCGTTTTTCCATTCTTTCGAGGGATCGCAAGAAAGCATGTTCGGTACTGTCGCGTGTCGTCCTCTCGCTTCGTGTTGAACAGCTTGTCGAGATAGTCCTGCTGCCAAGGAAACAGCTCAAAGGATTTCCCTGCAAACTCTCCGCGAGAGTGTTTAAGACATGAAATGAAATCTCGTATATCAGCCACTTAATACATCGCTCATAGGGTCGGTAGTTTTTGAGGACTTCTCAACAACTGCCATCCCTAGCCTTGTTCGGTCTGCTGGGGTAAACCCAAGTACCGATTCAAGTTGTCGAAGTTGATCGTGACACGCGGTAGATTGCGAAAAGAAGGGTGAGGGCTTTGCAGACTTCTCTTCGCCACCTCTACCCACCATAGCGTGATAGTGGATAGCATTCTTGGCCAGCTCTTCTTCTGCCGAGTACCAGCGATCAAGCACTGCGGCGTAACGAACAACAGAGTGGACATCGGTTTTTGCAAGGACACCCATTTGATCCAGATTTCGACAAGCCTCGCGGAAGAGATCCGCAGCTCTCGGCCTCAGAAAATCAGGGGGTTCGGGGAGCTGCTCGTAGAACTCACCCAACTCTTGACGATCGTTTGCTCGCCAAGATCCGGACAGTGCCAGAACATGTCTCGGTTGTGGGGGTGGGCCTCTTCGCATGGACGGTAACTCCTCTACTTATTAGGATACCCAAATACACAACGCCGTGCAGCAAGTGTGAAAACCCGTGAAGTTACCAAAACCAGCTTTGATCCTGGTTCCAGAAAAAACTAGATCTGATTTCGAATCTGGTTTGAGCCTTTTTTGGTTTAACTTGTGACTGCGCACGTCTCCTGCAC